CTATCGCAAGCTGAAGGTGATGGCTGGCCGCCGGAGCTATCCGGACGAGGTCGCGAACAACCCGACGATGCAGCGATACTGGGACGCGGAGCCGGTTGCGCCCGTTGAGCCCAAAGCCGCCGAGCCAGCGCCACAGCCGGCGCAGGCTCCCGCACCGCCCCCTCCGGCTCCCGGGCCGGCCCAAGAGCCCCAGCACTAAGAGGCCGACCCGATGCCCAATGGCCTGTCCGTTTCGCGGCTGATCGCGCTCAGCCTCAGCCTCTCCTCGGCTGGAGCGCAGTACGCCAACTTCAACTCCCTGCTCGTCCTGGGCGAGTCCAACGTCATCGACGTCGGCACTCGCATCATGTCGTTCAACAGCCTGGAAGACGTCGCCGCGGTCTTCGGCACGACCGATCCGGAGTACCTGGCGGCCGAGGCCTACTTCGGCCAGACGCCGCAGCCGACGCAGCTCTATATCGGCCGCTGGGCGCAGACCGCGACAGCTGGGATCCTGTTCTGCGGCGCTCTGACGCCCACCGAGCAGGCCATGGGGCTTTGGACGACGCATACCGCGGCGGAGTTCAATATCCAGGTCGACGCCGCCGGCGCACCGGTGCTGGTGACGTGCGGAACGATGGCGGGGGCGGGGAACCTCAACGCCGTCGCGACGATCATCAACGCCGCCATGGTCACCGCCGACGTCGGCGCGACGTGCGTCTGGACCGGTTCCGCGTTCGTCTTCACGTCCTCCACGACCGGCGTGAACTCCAAGGTCAAGCCGCTCACTGCGGGCGGCGCGCAGGACATATCCGCCCAGTTGGCCGGCACGCTCGCCACCGGTGCGCGCGAAGTCGACGGCATCGCCGCCGAGAGCGCCCTGACGGCGGTGACCATCCTCGACAGCCTGTCGACCCAATGGTTCGGCCTCAACGACGACGCCTGTCCGAATATCGCGGATGCCGACCATGAGGCGATCGCCGCGTACATCGAGGCTGCAGCTCACCCGCACCTCTACGGATTCACGTCCGGAGAGGCTGGAGTGCTCGTTTCGTCCACGAGCACCGACATCGGGTCCGTGCTCCAGGCCGGCGGCTATCAGCAGATCTTCGTCTGCTGGAGCCAGACCGCGCCCTATCAGGCCTGCGGCTATTTCGGCCGCCTGCTGACGACCAACTTCGCCGGCAATAACACCACGATCACCCTGGCGTACAAGACCGTGGCCGCCATGACGCCGGATGCCTTGACCGACAGTCAGGCGGCGGTCCTGGACTCCAAAGGCTACAACTACTTCGCCACATACAACAATGGTGTCGCGATCATCACCAATGGGTGCTGCATCTGCTCGTCCATCGTGCAGCAGGGCGAAGGCGCGAACGAAGTCTTCATCGACGAAATCTACGGCGCCCTGGCGCTCGCCAGCCAGATGCAGACCAACTATTTCGATCTCCTGGCCAGCCTGAACAAGCTGCCACAGACCGACGCCGGCAACCATCTCGGGGCCAATGCGATTGAAGCGGCCCTGACGAGCTTCGTCGGCAACGGCTATCTCGGCCCCGGAACCTGGAACGGCGGCGGCTTCGGCCAACTCGCGACCGGGCAGTTCCTGCCAAAGGGCTACTACGTCTACACGCCGCTGATCGCCAGTCAGGCGCAGGCTCCGCGCCAGGCGCGGCAGTCGGTTCCCTACCAGGTCGCAGGGAAGACGGCCGGGGCGACCCAGTCCGCCAATATCTCGTTCACCGTCAATCCCTGATCCCGCTTCAGCAACGCAAAGTATAGGAGACTGCAGTGGGAACATATTCCTTCCTCGACGTCCAGTGCTCGATTTCGGGCCCTGGCGGCTCCTTCTCCATGGGCGCCGGCGCCGGCGCAGCCGAGGAGGGCATCACCGTCGACATGGTGGGCGAGAAGAACACCATGACCATCGGGGCCGACGGAACCGGCATGCATTCGCTGCACGCCTCCAAGGCCGCGAAGGCCACGGTGACTCTGCTGAAGACGTCGCCCACGAACGCCCTGCTCAATGCGCTCTACAACACGCAGTCGGCATCGAGCGCGAACTGGGGGCAGAACCTGATCACCATCGGCAATCTGGCCACCGGCGACAGCATCACGCTGCAGCAATGCGCCTTCGCCAAGCAGGCGAAGGTCGTCTACGCGACCGAGGGTGGCACGATGGAATGGGAGTTCGATTGCGTCACCAACGACGAACTGCTCGGCTCCGGCTCGCCGTCCCTGGTCTGAGATAGCCCATGACCACGACCGAGTTCCAGATCGGCGGCCACACCTTCAAGGCCGAGGGTCTGGCGCCGAAGAAGGCATGGCATGTCACGCGCCGGCTCGCGCCGGTCTTCGGCGGCTTGAAGGAAGCCCTGCCGACGATGCTGGTCATGCTCCGCAGCCCGGCCGAGGGATCGAGCGACGAGGCGGTGTTCGAGAACGCCGCCACCGTGTTCGAGCCGATCGCGCAGGCCCTGGCCAGGATGCCGGAGGACGACTCCGACTACATCATGGACGCCTGCCTCAGGGCCGTCTCGGTGAAGATGGATGGTGACCGCGGCTGGGCCCGGGTCCAGGCGCCGGGCGGCGCCCTGATGTTCGACTGGATCACCATGCAGATGATGATCCAGATCGTCTGGCACGTCCTGCGGGCGAACCTGACCGGTTTTTTTCCCGCCGGGGCGCCGGCCTAACCGGCTCTCGCCCCGCGCCGAAGGTGCGCCTCGTCTCGATGCCGGACGGCGAGGGCTTCCTGTGGCGGCCCATCCTCGCGGGGGTCATGCGCGAAGCGGACATGCACGATTCTGAAGTGGATCTGGCTCGCTTCGGCGACGCCAACGATGCGCTCGACGTCAAAGACGAAAACGACCGGCGGCTGACGGAGGCGGCGAAATGAGCGATGCCTCGATCATCAAGGAATTTTTGGTCGCCCTCGGCTTCAAGCTTGACGCCAAGGGGCAGGCCCAGATGCAGAAGGGCATCACGGGCGTCACCGCCGCAGCAGTCGCCCTGGGCGAAGTGATCGAGAAGGCGGCCGAGAAGGTCGCCAAAGCCGTCGTTCAGATGGTCCAGGACCTGGATCAACTCTACTTCACCTCCCGCCGGGTCAACTCCGCCGCCGAGAACGTCAAGGCGTTCGGCTTCTCCATCGAGCAGTTGGGCGGCGACGCCAAGGGCGCCCAGTCGGCCCTAGAAGGCATCGCCTCGTTCATGCGGAGCAACCCTGGAGGGGAGCGCTTCATCCAGGGCCTCGGCGTCGCTACGCGCGATGCCAACGGCAAGCTGCGCGACACCGAGCTGATCGCCGAGGATCTCGGCAAGCAGTTCGCGAAGATGCCGTTCTACATGGCCAAGGTCCGCGCGGCGATGCTCGGCATCGACGAGAAGACCCTGCTGGCCCTGATCCAAGGCCCCGGCGCCGGGGCGGACAAGTACCGCGAGTTCGCCCAACGGCTTGGCCTCGGCATGGACGCCGGGGCGGACGCCTCGAACAAGTTCGCCGAGAAGGTTCGCGACCTCAAGGCCGAGTTCGGCCTGCTGTTCACGGCCGGCGCCACCCAGCTGATGCCAATGCTTCAGGGCTTCGTGGACTGGCTCTCGCGCATCCCTGTATGGTTCGAGAGCATCAAGGACCAGGGTCTCGGCCGGGAGCTGACGAACATCGCCGCCGCGGCCGAGCCGGTCGTCTCCGCGCTCAAGACGATCGCGCAAGTCGTCTCGCGCGTCGCCGGTCCCGTGCTCGGGGCGCTGGCCTCGCAGACCCTGAAGCTCCTCGCCGACGCCCTGCACATCATCGGCGGCCTGCTGACCACCGTCGCCGACCTGCTGACCGGCAAATGGGGCGCGGCCTGGACCGCGGCGAAGGGAACGTTCGGTTCATTCATCGACACGATCAAGGACATGGTCGGCGGTCTCTGGAACGTGATCCTGGCGGTCTACAAGGCTGCTCACAGGCTTTTCCACCCCAACGAGCCGGTCCCGAGCATCGAGATCCCCGGCGCGGCCGCGCAAGGCGGTCTCGGTGCGCCGGGGGCCAACCCGGAGGGCTCGGCTGCTGGCCACGACCCGATCCGCGGAAACCAGCCGGTGTCGGTGCGCAACAACAATCCCGGCAATCTGGTCGGATCGGACGGCAAGTTCCGCCACTTCGACACCATGGCCGAGGGCTACACTGCGATGCAGGCCCAGATCCTGCGGGACTACTGGACCCATGGCCAGCGCACCATCCGCTCGCTGATCGACGATCCCAAGCATGGATGGTCGAGCGAGTGGGCGCCCGGCAACAGCCACGCCTCGGCTTCGGCCTACGTCGACCGGCTCGCCAAAGGTCTGGGCATCTCGGCCGACGCGCAATTCTCCACCGACCCCGCGACGCTGCAGCGGCTGATGTCGCTCATGGCGGGAGTGGAGTCCGGTGGCGTCATCGGCTCAGCCCCGCTGGCGAGCGCGGGCGCCCATGGCGGCGTCGGGGTCAACCAGAAGACCGACATCCACATCAGCGGCGTCCATGACCCCGTGGCGGCTGGCCGCGTCGTGACCGCGAGCCTGGAGCGCGTGAACGGCAACCTGGTGCGGAACCTCAAGACCGCGGTGGCCTGATGGCCCAGGAAACGATCACGATCAGCCCGGGCCGCTATTTCGGCTCGATCACCGCTCTGGTCACTTTCGAAGAGCGGGGAATCGACCGCCAGACCATCACGTCGCATCCTGTGGAGCAGGGCGCGCAGATCACCGATCACGCCTACCAGGAGCCGGCCGAAGCCACGATCCGCTTCGGGGCCAGCAACTCCAGCGCCGCGGCAGGGGGCGACGAGGGCTACGTCACCAACATCTACAATCAGGTCATGGCGCTCCAGCAGAGCCGGACGACGTTCTCGATACAGACCGGCAAGCGTCTCTACACGAGCATGCTGGCGACCAGTGTGGAATTGACGACGGACGAGAAGACCGAAACGTCGCTCGCCCTGGTCGTGATATGCAAACAGATCATCATCGTCTCGACGTCCGTCGTGGCCGTCTCTGCTCCCGCCAGCGACCAGACGAGCCCCGCAGATACCCAGTCACAGGCCCAAAGCGGGACCAAGCAGCCGCAGGCGGTGACGACGACCGTGCCTAGCTGGGCGGTGCAGACGACATGAGCACGCCCTACCTGATCCCCCTGGCCGGCGTCCCGGAGACCTTCGGCATCACGCTGGGGGGAACGACCTACACCTTCACGCTGGCCTGGCGGAACGCGCCGTGCAACCCGGGATGGTTCCTGGACATCGGCGACGCCAACAACAACCCGATCATCCGGGGGCTGCCCATGGTCACGGGGGCCGATCTGCTGGCGCAGTACGGGTATCTCGGCTTCGGAGGATCGCTCTACGTCCAGACAGTGCAAAACCCGGACGCGACACCGACCTTCACCAACCTCGGTACCGACTGCAACCTCTATTGGGTTGCCGACTGATGGGCCAGCAATTCCTTCGCGCCGCCTCGTTGGTGGTGGCGGATCGGGCAACCGGCCTCGATCTGTCAAGTCTGCACTTCAAGTTCAGCATCAAGCAATGGGACCTGCAGACCCCAAATACCTGCCAGATCAGGGTCTACAACGTCTCAGACCAGACGGCGAACAAGATCCAGAAGCAGTTCAGCCAGGTCATCCTTCAGTGCGGCTATCAAGACGGCGACCTCGGAACGATCTTCGCCGGAACGCTGGTCCAGGCCCGCAAGGGGCGCGAAAGCCCGGTCGACACCTACGTCGACATCTCGGGCGCTGACGGCGACGAGGCGCTCAACTTCGCGGTCGTCAATACGGCCCTGGCCGCGGGAAGTTCCTTCTCGGACCGCATCAACGCCCTGATACAGGCCATGGGTGGCTCGGGTGTGACCCTGGGCTATGTGGGCCCGCTTCCCTCGGGGGTGCTCCCCAGGGGCAAGACCATGTTCGGCATGGCGCGGGATCATCTCCGCGACCTCGCCTTCGCCTCGGACATGACGTGGTCGATCCAGAACGGGGTTCTCCAGCTGGTTCCGCTGACCGGCTCGCTCCCGGGAACGGCCGTCGTGCTGAACTCCGCCACCGGCATGATTGGATTTCCTGAACAGACCGAAGAGGGCATTCAGGTCCGCTGCCTTCTTAATCCACAGATCAAGGTGGGCGGACAGGTGCAGATCAACAACGCAGACATCCAGCAGGCGCAACTAAACCTGGGCGTCTCGGGCGCCAATCAGAACTCGTTCCTCCCGTCGATCACGGACGATGGCGTCTACAAGGTGGTCGTCTGCGAGCACTCCGGAGATACCCGGGGCCAGGAGTGGTACTCGGACCTGATCTGCATCGCTGTAGGGCAGGGCGCGACCCCGGGCCTGGTCTCGCGGGGATACGGCTGAATGGACCGCAGGGAACGCGCCGGCGAGTTCGAAGAGGCCATCCGCACAGCCCTCGATGGCCGCCAGGCGAAGATGTGGACGGCCCTGCCGGGCGTCATCGAGAGCTTCAACGCCGCGGCGATGACCTGCGTCGTGCAGACGACGATCCAGGCCAAGCGGACCTTCCCGTATCCGAACACCTCGGTCGCCCTGGTGACGCTCCCGCTCTGCCTCAACTGCCCCTGCCAGTTCCCAAGCGGGGGAGGGGTGACGCTGACATTCCCGGTCGAGGAAGGGGATGAGTGCCTTGTTGTCTTCGCCTCGCGCGCGATCGACGGCTGGTGGCAGTCCGGGGGTGTACAGCCTCCGGTCGAAGCCAGGATGCACGACCTGTCGGACGGCTTCGTCCTGCTGGGCTTCCGCTCTCAACCCCGGGTGATCTCGGACATCTCGACCGTCTCGGCGCAGCTCCGCAGCGACGACGGCTCAACGGTCATCGACCTCAACCCGACCGCCAAGACAGTAGACATCACCGCGCCGGGCGGCTCGACGATCACGGCCAACGTCACCATCACCGGCAACCTCTCGGTAGAAGGAAATATCGTAGCCGGCTCGGGAGCGACCGGGACCCTTACGACGCCGACGGGGCAGACCGTAACGGTTCAGAATGGCATCATAACCAACATCGCATCGGGGATAGGCTAATGGGAATGCCGAGTTGCTTTCCCAATCTCAACCTGCAGTGGTTTCTGAACGTCCAGGCGTCCATCAGCGGCGCAGGAACGGCCGAAGAACTTCAGCAGATCATAAGCACTGCTTTTGCAGATATCGCGCCCCTGAACAGCACGATCGAGAGCCAGCTAGCATATCTCGCTCCAATAGAGGCCCTCCTCACGGCCCCGCTGAACCCGGCCGAAGTCATCACCTGGGTCAGCAACTTCATCACTGGATTTCTGGGACCGTACTACGCCCCGCAGATCCAGCTGACGGCGCAACTCGCAAGCATCATCACTCAGATCGCGGCCTTGACTGCGCTGGCCGAGGAAGTCGCCTCAGCCAAATTTCCGGGCATCACGATCAACTTTCCTTCCGTGGCGCCTTTCTGTTCGATTTGACCGAATAGGGGGAGCGCCGATGCGATACCGCGCTCTCTCGCCCACGGGCGACTTCACCTTCGGCCAGGGTTCCGCGAACTACCTCGTGAACTCGCCTGCAGCGGTAGGCCAAGCCGTCATAACCCGCCTGAAGCTGCTTCAGGGCGAATGGTTCCTCGATACGACAGCTGGAATGCCGTGGTCGACGGAGGTGTTCGTGGAAGGGGGGAAGTACAGCGCCGATCAGGCGGCCAGAGCCTGCATTCTCGGAACTCAGGGCGTCTCGTCGATCGTCTCCTATTCCAGTTCATTCAGCGCCGGCCGTGCGTGGGCCGTCAACGCCACCATCATGACAATCTACGGCGAGACCTCTGTGTCGGTGTCGCTCTGAGATGACGACCTACCCTCTTGCCACTCTTGGATGCACGATCAGCGAAACCGGCATCTCCGCGCCGATATACGCCGATATCCTGGCCTCGATGCAGGCCAGTTTCCAGAACATCTACGGCGCCGACGTCTATCTACAACCTGACAGCCAGGACGGCCAATGGCTGGCGGTGCTTGCCTACTACTATAACCAATGCAACAGCATGGTCATTGCGGCCTACAACAGCTTCTCGCCCGCCACGGCGGTCGGGGCTGCGCTGTCCTCGAACGTCAAGATCAACGGTCTGGAGCGTGACACTTCCTCGAACTCGACGGTCGTGATCACAGTGGGCGGGACCGCGGGCGCGCCGCTCACCAACGCCGCGCTGAGCGATCCGAACAACAACGTCTGGCTGCTCCCGGCTTCCGTCAACATCCCCGACTCCGGTTCGATCGAGGTCACGGCCACGGCGCAGCTGCCGGGCGCGATCACGCTCGCCTCCGGGGTGGTGATGACGATCCTCACCCCGACACGGGGATGGCAGACCGCCGCCACGGCCGCGGTAGCCGAGCCCGGGGCGCCGGTGGAGACCGACGCACAGCTTCGGGCCCGCCAGGCCATCTCGACGTCCCAGCCGGCTCAGTCGACCCTCGCGGCCATCATCGGCGCGGTCGGCGCCGTCGCGGGTGTCTCCGCGGTGCAGGGCTACGAGAACGTCACCGGCGGGGTCGATGGCAACGGAGCGCCGGCGAGCGCGGTCTACATCGTCGCCACCGGCGGGGCGGTTCAGGACATCGTCAACGCCATCGGCGCCCGCACCCTGGGCCAGCCGACCTATGGCACGACCAATGGGGTCTATACCGATCCGAACGGCGCGACCAAGACGGTCAACTACTTCGAGACAACCCAGGAACGGATCGTCGTCAACCTGACGATCCAGGCCAAGGCCGGCTATCTTGCCAGCACCGGGGCGGCGATCATCGCGGCGCTTCAGGCCGCTGTGGCTGCTCTCGGGATCGGCCAGAACGTCGAGTTTTTCGGCGACCTCGCCGCCGCCGCAGTGCTGTCCGATCCGGCCCTGGCCGCGACCTACAACATCACGGCCCTGACGGCTGGGATCTACGGTTCGGCCGCTGCGGCCGCGGACGTCTCGATCCCGTTCAACGGTCAACCCGGGCTGGCGGCGACCGACGTCAACCTGACCGTCACCCCGTCGACCTGATGGCGATCCTGGGCACGGGCCTACAGGTCGACCCGGGCGGCGACGTCCTGCAGGTCGATTCCTCGGGCGACATCCTTCAGGTCACCGGCTCCCTGGTTCCGCTGTCCGCGGTCCAGATCAAGCTGATCACATCGGAGCACAACGCCCAGCCCAACTACATGGCCATGGTGGCCGCGACCTGCCAGCCGTTCTTCGACACGACGACCGTCGCCATGGCCCTGCCGGCCCTGTTCGATCTGGACGCAGCGGTCGGAGCGCAGCTCGATGCGGTCGGGCTCTGGATTGGCCTGTCCCGGGCCGTGGACGTGCCCATAACGGGCGTCTTCTTCTCCTTCGACATGGCCGGCCTCGGGTTTGACCAGGCGGCCTGGGAGTCGCCCGAAGACCCGGGGATCGCGGTCGAGTCGATGTCCGACGACGTCTATCGGCTCGCCTTGGAGGCCAAGGCCCTGCTCAACCGGTGGGATGGAACGGTGGCCATGGCCTACGAGGCCCTGGATCCGCTGGTTTCACCCGGCACGATCACGATCACCGACAACACCAACATGACCATCACGGTAACCCTTGCTGGCTCGGTGAACCCGATCGTCACCGCCCTGCTGCGCCAGCAGCTCATCAGCTTCCGCCCCGGCGGCGTCCAGCAGATCGGACCGTAGACGCATGGCCGGATCGACCGACTTCATCCCTTTCGCCACCGGCGCCGGGGCCAACGTCATTTCGCAGGCCTCATGGGTCGCGCTCGCCGCGGCGGCGACGGGGTTCTCGACGGGCACTGCGCAGTCCGCGCAGTGCAACAAGGCCTGGAGACAGTCCAGCTTCATTGCTGCGGGCGTCGCGACCTTCGTTGCCAACACGCTCTCGGCCAACATCGCCGACGACGGGAATCTCGGCAACTTCGTTACCAACCTGACCGACGCCATCGAAGCGGCGGCCCTGGCGGTCTGCGGTACCGTTCATTCCGTGGGGATTTCGTCACCCCTGGGGACGATCTCGGTTGGCGGCGGCCCCATCACGAACAGCGGCACGCTGACGGTCGATCTTCCCGCCCAGGGCGGCCTGGCGGCCGGGACCTACATCAACGCGACGGTAACCGTGAGCGCTCGGGGCGTCGTCACCGCGATCTCTACGGGAACGGCGGCGCAGACCAGCGGGGCCAGTGTCGCTCCAAACGGTGTATCCGACGCCGTCGGGACCATCGCTTCGCATGGCTACGACATCTCGCCGAGCGGTGACGTCCGGATCTGGGCCGTCATCCAGTGTGAGGACGCCGGCAACGGCGTCTACACGCCCTCGACGATCGGTTTCGCCGCCATCCTGCCTGGCGGAGTCACCTTGGCCAAGGTCTCGGGAATCAAGTCGCAGAACCTCGGCGCCTGGGCGGGGCAGGGGGCCAACAGCACCCGCTCGACCTGCATCGTCATGTCCCTGACCACGGCGCAGACCGTGGTGACGAACCAGAACTCCGACAACGATGGCACCCTGACGTCCTGGTACGTCGAGATCAACGGCCACACCTGATCCGCCGCCTCACCGGCGCGCTTACAGCGCCGATCTCAACCCCGGAGCACAGCATGATCCGCTGCCTCACCGGCGCGCTGGCGATCGCCGCGCTGCTGGCCGTCTCATGTGCGGCCGCTCAGGCTCAGACCAGCATCTCACTGCCGGATCTGGCACAAAACCCCAGCCCGGCGTGCAGCGACTACATCCCTGACCAGCCGCAGGACAGCACGACCCTGCAGTGGGTCAGCCTCTGCCAAGCCAGCACCTTCACGCAAGGTCAACTGGTCTCCGGAACCCCGGCGACAGGCAACTGCGCCGAATGGATCGCCGGGCCCAAGCTCAGCGACTTCGGGGCGCCCTGCGCGCCTATCTACACCGCCGGGTCGGGGATCAGTCTGTCTGGCAACGCGGTCGCTCTGGCGGCCACCGCCGTCACCGCGGGCGCCTACACCAACGCCAACATCACCGTGGACGCCTATGGGCGCCTGACGTCCGCCGCGAACGGGTCGAGCGGCGGCTCCTACACCGCCGGAAGTGGCATCAGCATCACCGGCGGTGCGATCGCGGTCGCCGCATCCGGTGTCACGGGCGGCAGCTACACCAACGCCAACATCACCGTCGGCGCCGATGGCCGGGTGACCACGGCGTCGAACGGCTCCAGCAGTGGTGGGGGCACCGTCACCAGCGTCGGCCTGTCGGCGCCGGCGATCTTCAACGTCGCCGGCTCTCCAGTGACCGGCGCAGGGACCTTGGCCGAGACCCTGGCCACGCAGAGCGCCAATACGGTGTTCACCGGCCCAAGCAGCGGCTCGGCCTCCGCGCCGACCTTCCGCAGCCTGGTCGTCGCCGATCTCCCCTCAGGCATCCCAAACTCCGACCTGGCCAACAGCGCAGTGACGGTCGCCGGGACCTCGGTGAGTCTCGGCGGATCGATCAGCCAGGACACAATCACCGGCCTGGGCTCGACCGGCATCATCAAGCGAACCGGAGCGAACACGCTCGGGATCGCCGTCGTGGGGACGGACTATCTGACTCCATCGAATATCGGGACCACGTCAGGGACTGTCGCGGCGGGCGATGACTCGCGCTTCTACGGCCCGATGCAGAACAGCCAGTCGGCCGCCTACACCCTGGCGCTGAGCGACGCTGGCGGCCAAGTCTATCATCCCTCGAGCGACACCACGGCTCGAACCTGGACGATCCCAGCCAATGCCACAGTGGCCTTCAGCGTCGGAACCAAGATCGACTTCGTCAACGACTGCGCGGCTGGGACGCTGACGATCGCGATCACGTCAGACACACTGGTCATGTTTCCGGGCGGGTCGACCGGGTCGCGCACCCTGGCGGCGTGCGGCGAGGCGACCGCCACGAAGGTCTCGGTGACCCGCTGGATCATCACGGGGCCCGGTCTATCATGAAGTGGCTCGCCCTTGCCCTGGCTCTGCTGGCGGGTCCGGCGGCGGCGGTTCCCGGGGCCTGGACGGTTCCGGGCGACCCGCTCACCGCTACGGTCTCCCCCCTGTCCGCGTTCTGCAGCACCGGTACGAGCGGCCATTCCTGCAGCACCGGAGCGGTCACCACGACACCGCAGGGCGGCGCGGGCGGATACACACACGCATGGTCGCTGGTGTCTGGCAGCAGCACCGATACGACCGCGACCAGCCCGACCGGGGCCAGCACCGCCTGGGCCTACAGCGGCGGCATCTGTCCCAACGTGGATGGGACATGGCAGGACCTAGTGACCGACGCCGCAGGCTCGACGGTGACGGTCCAGGTCAGCGTGTTGATCACTTCTGGCTGCTGACGCTTTACCCCCGAATTGAGGGATTTTCATGATCCGACGCCTTTCGGCCGCAGCGCTGAGCGCTGCGGCCCTGTTCTGCGCTGTCTCGGTCTGCGCCCAGACGCAACTGCCCGGCGGCCCGACGACGTCCGGCGGACAGCGTGTCGACCCAGCGCCCGTGGTGATCGAGAACACCGACGGGACGCTGTGCAACTTCAAGACCGGCGGCAACTGTGGCGCCGGTGGGGGTGGGGGCGGCGGGGCGGTCACTGCCGCTGAAAACACCTACGCAGCCGGCTTCTCACCCGATGTCGGCGACTGCGCGACCACGACGCCCTATCCGGGCACCGGCGTGCCGAGCCTCTGCGCCCTGGATTGGGCCATCTACTTGGCGGCGCAGTCCGCCCTTCCGGCGCAGACCAGCCACGGCATCAACATCGGCGGCATCGAGGGCATTACCGCCCAGGGCGCTTCGATTACCGAAAACCCGCTTGCCGATGGCTGTCGGGCGACAACGCTTCCGATCACTGTCACGGTGACCGACGGCGAGAAGGTCGTCCTGCAATGCACGTCGGCCGGCCGCCTGGTCGTCACCCCCTATGCGGTTGGCGCCACGCAGGAAACCGGTTCGGCGAGCGGCTCGACATCCAGCGCCATCACGCTTCTGGCGGCCAGCACCCTCTATAAGCACCGCGTCGTCTCGGCGCAGTGCTGGAACACCGGCACGGCCACGCTCACGATCGCCCTGAACGACACCGCCTCAACGGTCATCATCGTCCCGACCGGGAGCGGTAACAATCCGACGTTCGTCGTGCCCTTGGTGGGGACGGCGATCAATACGGCTCTCACCGCAACGCCCTCCGCGGCGCCCAGCGGCGGCGGTGTCTTCGGCTGCAACGTCCAGGGCTTCCTGGACTTCTGATGCGCAGGACCCTTCTCTGCGCCGCAGCCGCGCTGGCGCTGGCCGTATCGCCGGTTGCGGCGGCGATCAGCACGCCGACGCCGATCGGGTGGGCGGTCCTGCCAAGCGGCAGCTCCTCGCAGGTTTTGATCACCACGACCGCAGCCGTTCCCGCCGGCAATGCCATCTTCGTCGGCTCCAGCTCCAACGCCTCGCGGGCGCCGACCGGCTGCACGGACCCAGTCAACGGGACCTACGCGACGGCCCTTTCGGTCTACGACGGGACCGGCCACGAAGTCGCCGGTTACTGGACGACATCGACCGCCGGCACGCCGAGCGGGACGACGATCACCTGCACCTATTCGAACAGCAGCGCGGCCCTCTTCGCCTTCGCGATCACGTTCTCTGGGGCCGGCGCCGTCGACCTGAAGGGATCTGGCGCCACCGGCACGAGCACGTCCCCCGCGATCAGCGTCGCGACGCCCAACTATGCCGGCGAGCTCGTGCTCGTGTTGAGCAACGACAACCTCTCGGCGACCTTCACCGAGAGCGCCGGCTTCACCAACCTCTACACCAAGAACGATGGCTCCGCCCCGCTCGCGACCCTCAGTTATCAGCTCCAGACGGCGGCCGCCTCAGCCAGCTACGCAGCCACCCTGAGCGCCAGCGACGTCTGGGGGGTCAACTACGTCACCTTCTCTCCAGCTGGCAGTGGCGGGGGCGGTGGGGGCGGCGTCTGCACCCTGGGCATCATGGGCGTCGGCCCATGCTGAAGGCCGCCCTCCTCGCCCTCATGGCGCTCACGATCGCTGTTGGCGCCCACGCCCGGCCCGTGCGCGGCGTCCCCAGCTTGATCGATCCATGCCCGATTACCTGGGGCCTGGACAACGACGGCTGCGCGGGACGCAAGCAATACACGCTGGGCAACACCGAGCCGACCTTCATCCGTCCGAACTTCGCGCTCTACGCGACGCAGTCGGTCAACGGCCTGACGCACCGCAGCATTCTTCCCACGCTTGCGCTCCTTTGGAACCAGGCGGGGGCGACCTACCGCATTGGGCCCGGCAACTTCTTTCACCCCTGGGTGACATCGGCCAATCACCCGTCCGGTTGCAGTTATAATTCGGCCGGGGGGAGCGGCGTCAGTTCGGCTGGAGCTACGGCGCCAGGGGCGCCGTACATTCGGTGCAACGGGGCTAGTCCCAGCATCGCCGGTTGGGATTTCACGGACGGTGGCACGACCTGCATCGGCATTGAAATTGGCGGGACGGCCTCGGGAACGCTGACCATTCAAGACAACATCTTCGGCGCCTATGGTCCAAGCGGCGTCTCGCCGTGCCAGGGCCCGGCCGGCGTCGGATTTGCCAACGGATGGTTCATCAAGGTGGTGTCGCCGACAACCATCACCGTCGAGAACTATTGGAACAACAGCTTCAACGGCAATCCTCCGGGCTGTACCAACTGCCTGACCGGGTCAATGATCGGCGCCATCTCGGATAGCGATACCTACGTCGCATCGGGCGCTGTGCAGGTCAACAGTTACTATAACGTCTACCTCAACAACCAGGGGCGTGTGTGGAACACATCTGCCGCCAGCATAACGTCAGAGTATGATTACATCGAGGGTGTAAACCTCGATGTCCAGGACTCCGGCATACACGGTGAAATCGATCTTCCAAACGTGCCATCAGGGACTGCGCACGCCGGGCTGGCGATAAAGTTGCTATTGAAATTTGACACGATCCTATACCCGGACACCGAGCAAGTTAGCGACGTAGATACGGGATGTCCGGATACGTGTGCGTCCGGTGGCAATTCAACGGCGCTCGTGTACTTTTCGTCGGGCAACGAATATCCTCAAATCACGGCAGAGATTGACTATACGTACCTGATCACCAATGCCATCTACCAGTCGGCGAACCAGGGCACGCTGATCGCCGGCCAATACTACGCCACCGTGTCGGCGGCTGGGTGGGAAATCAGCTACGGATACTTCGTCTCGGTCACGGGGAACTATGTCTTCATCGACCCGAATGGGGCCTATGCGTGCACGCTGAACGGAGGCGGCGGCGATGCCGGTCCCGGCCTGACGCCGACCTACAATCACGTCATCGACCTCTATGACGGCAGCACGCTGACGACATGGGACGGCGGCTCCCGCTGCAATGGGGCCCGCCTCGGGAACGACGTGAACCCCTAGGCGGGGATCGCGCGCCTGCGCCGCAGGGCTGCACCCATGGCGCCGAAGCCGACGAGCATGAGGGCCCAGGTCGCGGGCTCGGGGACGTTGGGGGTCAGGCTGATACTCTGGATCTCGGCGACGGTGTAGTCGGGTGAGCCGACCGGAGCGTCATAATCGAACGTCAGACTGATCGATCCGACCTGTGTGAAGGGTTCACCAGTCCCGTACCCGTATTGCCACAGTTGACTTGTGGTGGTGATGTCACCTGTTCCATATGAAGTCGCCGTTACAACCTGGGTCTCTACCGGCTGAACAGGCGTAGGGATCGCCGACGACAGATCGGCAATGACGATCAGGCTATCTCCTGGCGCGAGATCATAGATCTGGCCCAGGTCGAGCGTTCCCGCGATCCGCGTGAGCACATCGTGGGCGTTGTACGTGACGGTCAGCGACGAGGTGTCGACGTCGATCGTGTCGGTGTAGGCGGTTGCCCATGCCGACCCGGCTATGAGCGATACGGCGGCCACGGCCGCGGCGGTCTTCAGCATGTCAACCCCTCCAAAATCACAGGGGATTGTGGTCTAAAGCGGGGTTGTCGGCAACAGCAGAACGTGGCGCTAGATCGGCAAGTTTTGCACGGTCAGGGTGACCAGACCGAGATCGTTTTCTTGAGGCATTGGTACTGCGGGATACGCACAACGCCCTCTGCCTTCTGGCGCCGGACGAGCGATGTCGCGTAGTCATGGCATCCGGCGGCGCTTGGGAAGGTGATTAGCGGCCCGCTGCAAACGGGCCCGTTGGGCGACGCTATGCACATAAAGAGAGCGAAAATCGTCTGCATCGCGTACAGTGGCCGATGGCTGGGCGCCAGTCCAGTCCTAGCGCAGTAGGCGGTCAATAAGTCGCCGGATAGCCTCTGGTCGGGAGGGGGCGTCGGCCTGGGAGCCGACCCAGGCGTCGAGACGAGCGAGTTGGTCGGGAGGCAATCGCACGGTCACCGGCGTCGCATTGATCGCCGGTCTCCCCCGTGATTTTCTGACATTACCTATTGACGACATGAATTGTCAGTGGCAGAAAAGACGGGCCGAAGCAAGGGCGCCAACCCTCGCAACGGCCCTGACCCGAACCCGACGAGGAGTAATCGTCATGGCCCAAGCTAGCTCTACCCCTACCACTTTCGACACGCCTTTTGCAGGCGTCATCACCGCGTCCTCTCGGGAAGAGGCGAGGGCGCAGATCCGCAAGGGCGTCACACGCCGCGGCATCGCGGCAGGTGCGATCGGCTTCGGCGCCCTGGCCATCCCAGCCGTTGCCGCCGCACCGCCGTCCCACTTGAGCCGCCTCAACCACGAGGCGACCGCCCTTCGCACCCTGACGGCGTCCCTGAACGCTCGGGACGACGTCACCGCGAAGGAGTGGTCGGACTGGAGCGAGCGCGAAAAGGTATTTCTCCGCGAGGTCGAGGCGCTTCCGCCGACCGCCGAGACGGCCCGGCTCAAGGCGCGGGCGATCACCCAGATCTACGAGGGCCAACTCGAAGATTGGGGCGAAGGCTTTCTCACTGATCGTCTGGCGCGCCAGATCGTGCGCTCGCTGGCGGGAGTCGCCTGAACCGCAGAACGATACGAGAACTTCCGTGTCCTTGCGCGCCCAGGCGAACCAAGGGACATGGGTAGAGATCCCCGGCAGGGGATAGCCGCGCCTCACGCGGCTCGTCGGGGTGCGGCCATGGGTTTCCCGGCCTTGCGCCGCACCCCGACGTCCGGGAACCGGACGTGTGAGGCGCGTCCGACCACACGGGAGCCCTAACATGGGCACAGACCACTTCGTCAACTCAACTTCGGGCGAACTCGCCCTCACGTCGAACGGAGGCCTAGGCGACCCCACCTCTGGCGCCCAGACGATGTCCACATTGGAGATCGCCGAACTGACCGGCAAGCGGCACGACCACGTCATGCGCGACGCCCGCTTCATGCTGGCCGAACTGCACGGCCCCGACCGTCTCCCCAGTTTTGGGGGGACGGTAGAGCGTCCCAACCCCAGCGGCGGCCGGCCCCTCAAGTCGCCCGTCCTCGCTCTCCCGAAGCGCGAGACGCTCATATTGGTCTCGGGCTACAGCCTCCCGCTCCGAACCAGGATCATCGATCGCTGGCAGGAACTGGAAGCCCGCTCCGCGTTCGATCCCGCCGCGTTCTTCGAGAGCCCAGCGGCTATGCGGGGCCTGCTCCTGAGCTACACGGAGAAGGTGCTCGCGCTCCAGGCGGAGAACGAGGTCTTGGCGGTCAAGGGCGATGCCCTGGATCGCATCGCCGACGCCGACGGGTCGTTCTGCGTCACCGACGCGGCCAAGACGCTGCAGGTCCGGCCGAAGGATCTCTTCTCGTTCCTGCGGTCGCACGGATGGATCTACGAGCGGGCCGGGACGTCGGGCTACATCGGCTATCAGAGCAAGCTCACGTCGGGCCTGCTGGAGCACAAGACCACGACCGTTCACCGCTCCGATGGGAGCGAGAAGGTGACGACGCAGGTCCGGGTGACTGCGAAGGGCCTGACGCGGCTGGCGCAGGAGTTCCCGCCGGCAATGAGCCTCGCCGCCTAATCAGCGTCGGTTCTTGGCTGATCTAAAGAGGGGCGGTCCACGGGCCGCCCTTCGCACATCTGGACCACCTCTGAACCCGACCGAGGATCGATGGCTCGCACCGCGACCGTCCGCAAGCTTCCCCTCAGCGAGAAGGCTCCGATGAAGCCCAGCCCCATTCCGGCAGAGCCGACGAACGCCGACTTGGCCAAGGGGCAAGCCGACCTCCACCTGTGTCTTGACGGCGCTCGAACGGAGATCCGATCGGCCAATGAGAGGCTCGATGGCTTCGGAGCCCGGCTCGACGGAATGGGAACCCGGCTGGACGCCTTCGGGGCGACCATGGACCAGGTGGCGGCTCGAGTTGGGGCCGGCAAGAAGGGCGAGATCAAGAACGGGCGTCCCCTGGCCTGGATCGGGGCCGGCGGCGCGGCCGTGACGCTCCTGGCCTGGATCGATCACCAGACGACCGCCTGGCCCACGATCGAAGCGGCCGGCCGGGCACTCCTGGCAGCTGGCAGGGCGATCCTCGCCGCATCTGGCGCCCACTGACCATCCACCGAAACACTGGAGGACACCATGGGTCGACAACCCCCGCCGGACATCGTCCGGGCGGCCCAAGCTGCCGATACCAAGTGGCATATCCCGGCCTCTGTGATGCTGGCGCAGTGGGCGCTGGAATCGGGCTGGGGCCAGCACATGCCCGGCGGCTCTAACAATCCGTTCGGCGACAAGTCACTTCCCGGCCAGGGCGGTGTGTCCGCGCTCACGACCGAGGACCTCGGCGGCAATGTCGTCAAGCTGACGCAGCCGTTCCGGGCCTTCCTGTCGATCGCCGACGCCTTCGATTTCCACGCGCAGCACTTGGCCACGTCCCGGTTCTACGTCCCGGCGCGGGCCTGCCTGCCGGACGTGGCGGGGTTCTGCGACGCCTTGGGCGGCGGGACGCCACAGAAGCCGAGCTACTCCACCAACCCGAACTATGGCCCTCTGCTCATGGAAATCGTCCGCGACTCGGACCTGACGCAGTACGACGGGCCAGAAACGCCGCCGACCGGAGCCGCCGCTTGAGCGCCCCGCCCCTCCGTCGCGAGGAGGCCGATCGCACCATCGCAGCGTGCCACGAGGCGCTGGAGGAGGGCTTCGGCGAGAACAGAGGCGGCGGTCAGAAGACATGGTTCTCGGAAGCCTCTCGGCGCCTCGGCATCGGCCGGGCTGCGCTGCAGAACCGCCTGTCGTCGATCAAGAACCACTACGGGCTTGAAGTCGACATGTCGCACTATCGGCCGCCGGCGGCGTTCACGGTGGACCCGCTTCCCACGGGCGATGACCTTTCAGCCGAGCAACTCCTGGATGCTCAAGCCGAGCGGTGGGCCGAACGCAAGGCCATCGACACCGCGAAGGACCTGTACGACGTCCGCATCGGGATCGACGGGCCCATCGCGGTCGGCTTCTTCGGCGATCCGCACCTGGATGATCCCGGCTTCGCGGCGCTCGCCCTGCGCAGAGACGTCGAGACCTGCCGCGATACCGAGGGGATGTTCGCGGTTTCTGTCGGAGATCACCGCAACAACTGGGTCGGGCGCCTCATGGGGCTCTACGCCAACCAGGAGGTGACGGCCCGTCAATCGCTCACCCTGGTCGAGTGGTTCTTCGCCTCGCTTCCGTGGCTCCTCACTCTGGGCGGCAACCACGACCGGTGGGGCAACCAGCACGGCGACGCCGCAGAGATCATCCATCGACTTCGGAATGTTCCTGGCGTCTACCAAGACCACGGAGCCCGGCTTCGGCTGAACCTGCCGTCCGGCCATTCGGCGATCATGCACATCCGCCATGACTTCCCGGGCGGCTCGCAGTTCAACCCCGCTCACGCTCTGGTCCGCGAAACCCTGTTCGGCTTCCGTGATCATATCCTGGTCTGTGGCCACAGGCATCAGGCCGGGTACATCCCGATCTACCACAAGGACCCGGCGCGGCTCTGCCAAGGGCTCCGCATCGGCGCCTACAAGGACTTCGACGAGTACAGCAAGGAGAAGCACTTCCACGGCGAGAACTGGGCGCGGTCAATGGGCGTCGTCATCGACCCGGCCTTCGCCCATGATCCGGTGCGCTTCGTCAAAACGCTGTTCTCCATCGAGGAGACCGCCGAGTACCTGACGTGGCGGCGGGGCCTTTGGAAGGCTGCGAAGCGGAAGCGCGCGGCATGACCGTCTATCTCGCATCTCCCTACAGCCACGATGACGCCCACGTCCGCCGTCGACGCTTCGAAGCCGCTTGCCGGGCTGCGGCGCAACTGATGGAGCGCGGCGAGGCCGTGTTCTCGCCGATCGCGCACTCTCACCCGATCGAAGAGCACATGGGCGACGTCCACGACACCGAGTGGTGGATGCGTCTCGACATGCCGTTCATGCAGATGGCCGACGAGCTGGTGATCCTGCGCCTGCCGGGCTGGGATGTCAGTCGCGGAGTCGCGCTGGAACGGCAGTTCTTCGAAGGCGTCGGCAGGCCCGTCAGATTCATGGACCCGGAATGAGCATCGCCCGCCGTACCGCTGCGGACATGGCGGCCAAGATCGCTCAGACCGTCGAAGGCCGCGGCGCGAACTACGGCCCCCCGGAGGTCAACTTCGCCAATATCGCCGCCTTCTGGCGGGCGTGGCTGAAGGCCAGGCACAACGTCGACGTTCCGATCGACGGCCATGATGTCGGCCAGATGTCGGCCCTGATCAAGACCGCGCGGCTGGCCGAGTCCCCGACCCACGCCGACTCCGCGTTGGACGGCGCGATCTACACCATCCTGGGGCATGGCTGCGCCATTGACGCCCACGTCGCTCGACAGGGCGATGACTCCATCTGAGCCGGACCACACGGCTGTAGCCGCCGCGTCCGCCCTTCAGAAAGCCTACGTCCGCAAACGCCGAGCCTGGGCCAAGCACATCGGGCGTCCCTACTCGGATGAAGACCTCAGACCTCCGCCCGGTGAGCTGGATATCGAGGAGATCAACGAATGATTGCTGCCGTCATCGCGCTGTCGATCACCTTCGGCTTCAGCTTGGGCTTCCTTGCCGGGCTTGCCGTCACATCGAGCCGGCCGGCGCCGGCCGCTCTCAAGGACACCTGACATGAACCTTGCCGCTTTCGCGACGCCCCTCGCCATCGGCGGGGTGATCGTCCTGTCCCTTGCGGACCTCATCATCCGGCGGGACCCGGCGATGCTCATGCCCGTCGTAACGGGCCTGTTCGCGCTGGCCCAGGTCCGCCCTACGCCCCCGGCCCCGCCGGCGGCCGGCTGAACCCCTCAACCCCCTCACCAAACGGAGACTATCCTATGACCTTTCTTTCGAAACTGCAGGCATTCTTCACCGGCGTCCTGACGCAGGTGGAGGGAAACCCGGCCGGCGTGGCCGCCGTGAACCAACTCAACAGCGGCCTGAAGACCGTCGAGACCCAACTGGTGACGATGGCGGAAGCGGGCATCGCCCCCTTCCTCGCCATGGCCCCGCTTGGCCTCGGAGCCGACGTTGCGCCGCTCGCTGACGCCTTCCTCGTCGCAGGGATGAACGAGATCGGCAAGTACGTCTCCATCCCGATCGTCGTCACCGCCCCGGTTGCGCCGGCCACGAAGGCGGCCCCGGTCGAGCCGGCCGACCCGGTCGCCTGATCTCCTCACCACCCCTGAAGACTGACGGACCGAGGGGCCCTGGACGCGAGTCCGGGGCCCTTCGCTATTT